AGGTGTTGACAATGTGATCTTGTTTGAATTTGTTAATCAAGATCAAAAGCCTGTGAACATCACAGGATCAGAATTACGATTCAAGTTGATCAATCTAGCAGGTACTGCTCAGTTGATTGAAAAAGACATGGTCATTATTAATGCACAGTACGGCCGTGCCAAAGTCACGTTAACCTCTGCTGAAACTTCTGAATTTCCACCAGATCCAAGCAGCTATAGTATTGAACGTGCCAGTGGCAATCTAGTAGAAGCTGTGTTTGTGGATGCGCAAGCCCAGGCTCGTGGTGATGTGGACATTGTAGACAGCGTAAAGCCTGCTTTTGTGCCTAGCCAATTGGTGACTATACCTAACATCTACGGGCCAGAAGCATTCCTAGATCCTGTATTCAGTGCCAACTACCCAGACTGGGCATTAAATCCACCAGGCGCATATGGAAATGTTTACAATGATCCACAACGATTCAGTAGCCATGTAAACAGTAATGGTTCTAGCTTGACTACGTTTCAGATGGAGATGGATCATTTCACTGGCAATGTCAAGGCACAAGGTGCTCAAACATATGAATCAGTCTGGGTTGATGTTACTGAACAACAAAGTTACTACAACAAAACTGGTACAGACTATATCAATGTATTAGGATATCATCCTTTGTTAAGACTTGTGGCAGATCAATGGCCGGGCACAGAACAGGTACAATTAGCCACAGCCACAGCGTATGGTGCAAATGGTGTAATTACATCTATCACAGTGACGCAGTCTGGATATGGATATCTAGCACCACCGCGTGTGAATATTATTGGCCTGGGTGCAGGTGCTGTAGCCGAAGCAGAAATTGAAGGTAACTCAGTAAGTGCCATAAATGTTATTAATGGTGGGCAAGGGTATGTATCCAATCCACAACAAAGCAATCAGATTGCTGCGGTCAGTCTCAATCGTGGAGCCATTACAAGCATACTAGTTAGATGAAATATAAAAAAATTGTAGGATTTGGTGATTCGTGGATGTATGGTGACGAGTTGTTGGATCCAGAGTTGGTGCTAACCCACTCAGATGCACACTCATGTTGGATACAAAATAATACATATCGAACTAATCATAATTTTTTAGGCTTGCTTGGTAAACATTACAATGTGCCTGTTGAAAATTTTGGCATCCCGGGTGGCTCAATGCAAAGTTCAATATGGACATTTCAATGGTGGTTGGACCATGAACCCAACCCTGAAGAATGTTTGGTATTGGTAGGACATACAGATTCAGACAGACTTAGTTTTTATAATCCCAATCATCGCAGTTACGATAATGATCCGCCTTGGAACAAGTTTATACATTCCACATGGGTAGAATTTGGAAGCAGTGTAGTACCTGAAGAATTCCGCACAATGATTAAACAACAATTGGTACTGACCAACTGTGCAGCACTGTCAAGATTGAATTATCAACAGACTGTGATGTTTTTTGACGGAGTCTCTGCTAGACATAACATACCCATTATGCAATTTCACGTCATGCCTGCCGAGTGCGAAATGAAAAATACTCCTACTATAATTTGGCCCGGCTTTGCAACTACACTTTGGTTCCGAGACCATCCAGGAAATCGAAATCGTGAACTGATCAAAGCAGGCGGTCATCCCAACGAGATTGGGCATGTAATGATTACTGAAAAGTTGATTTCTACCATAGACTCTGCTACAATGTAAGGATGCTAGACATCCTTGGATATTTGCCGGCGAAACGAAAATCTACTCCGTCGGGCTGGGTAAGTTTCAACGCAGTATGTTGTCAACATAACAGCAGTACCAAAGACACACGCAGCCGCGCTGGCCTTAAATCTTCAGAACAAGGTTGGACATATCATTGCTTCAACTGCAACTACACCGCTAGCTTTATCCTTGGCCGTACATTAAGTTATAAGGCCCGCAGGCTCTTGGGTTGGATGGGTGTGCCCGACGCTGAAATTGATATGCTGAACTTAGAAAGTCTAAGACATCGGGGCATATACGGCATCATCGACGATAGACAACGTACATTTGATGTACTAGCAGGCATAGAGTTTACTGAACAAGAACTACCTCCACTTACTGAGTTGTTGACCGACAATAACGAACTTAGAAAGTATCTACGTAATCGACAAGTACCCGAAGATTACCCTGCGTTGATCTTTAAGAATCATAGCAACCATCGACCGGCAGTGATCATACCATTTACACATCACAGTCGTGTGGTAGGGCACACTGAGAGGTACTTGGATAACAAAAAACCCAAATATATTAGCAATAGCCAACCAGGTTATGTGTTTGGTACAGATTTGCAGCATAATGATTGGACCAATGTAATTGTGACAGAAGGCGTATTTGATGCCCTGTGCATTGGTGGCCTAGCTGTGATGCACAGTACAATATCTGATCAGCAGGCTAGATTGATTCGCAGTTTAGGTAAAGAGATTACTGTGGTACCAGACCAGGACCTAGCAGGTATGGAACTTGTGGACCGTGCTGTGGAACTAGGATGGGCAGTAAGTATGCCACCTTGGCCTGCGGACATCAAGGATGTGAATGACAGTGTGGTTCGTTACGGTCGGCTTGCAACTCTACTAACTATATTTGAAAATCGTGAAACCAGCCGAATCAAAATAGAAATGAAAAAAAGAAATCTTTTAAAGAAACTCAATGATGAATAAATTTACCAATCTAGACCAATTTAGAAAAACTGGCGATGTGTTTACAATGTCCTATATCTATTCAGGCATCGCAGCATATTTTTCGCAACAAAACAAATTCAACCAACTGGAATTTACATCTAGCGCAAATACTATTTTCTGTAGAGATTGGGATACCAATTTTGTTGATAGCGATCCCACTGAACAAAAATATTTTGGACTTGTGAATGAAGCACACATTGATTATTGGTTTCCGGTTGAAGAATGGAAGAATGTCATATTGATAACTGGTCACGAACATGTTCGTTATTATCCAAATAATATCAAAAGTATAGGATTTAATCGATGGGACATAGTGATTCAACAGAACTTCTCTAATCCAGTGGTACGCAATGAAGTCAATCGTCAAGAACTATCAATAGCCGAATATGATGTGTTGTGCTTGGTCGGTCGACCAAGAGATCATAGACTTGAATTTTTATTGAATTTGCAATGCAACAGTAGCGGACTCAAGATTGTGACTGACAGTAATCAACAGATCTTGGATACAGAATATCGCACCACAGCATTGGGATTTGAATCTTTTTTTAACAAATGTGATATTGACAAATTTAATTCTTACCAGGGATTTTCCAGTTTCTACCAGGCCGAGGATAAAATTTATCTAGACCACCAACCGCACAAGGACATGTATGGGTCTTGTAGAGTCAATGTGGTACTAGAAACCACTGTGTATGATGTGAAAAAACCTTTTCTGAGCGAAAAGACTTGGAAAGCATTAGCGCATCGTAGACCATTTGTGATACTTGGAGATACCAACAGTATATCTACATTGAAAGAAAAGGGATTTAAAACTTTTGGTAATTTCTGCGACGAATCATACGACTCTGAACCAGATTTAAGCAAGAGAATCAAAATGGTAGCAGTGGCCATGCATCAATTGGTGTCTGCTTGTAAAACCCATGCCAACGAAATAGATAAAATTTGTAAGCACAATCAGGAATTGTTCTTTGATGCCAATCGAACTAATTCAGATCTTGCAGCATTTGGTAAGCTGTGTCTGGATGAATTGTATAATATATAAGGAAAAATCTTGTTAAAAGACTACGGAATTGAAGTACAAAAGTTATTTCTGGAAATGATGCTAGAGGACGCACAAGGCTATGTGCGTGTGCAGAACATTTATAATCCAGAGAACTTTGATAGAAGTTTGAGGCCAGCTGCTGAGTTTCTTAAAGAGCATGGAGACAAATACAAAACACTTCCTGATCGAGCACAGATATCAGCCACAACAGGAGTGAAACTTCAACCAGTTCCTGAGCTGAATGAAGGACACTTTGAATGGTTCATGAATGAGTTTGAAGCATTTACTAGACGTCAAGAGTTGGAACGTGCAATTCTCAAAGCAGCAGACTTGTTGGAGAAGGGCGACTATGATCCAGTAGAGAAGCTGATCAAGGATGCTGTGCAAATATCATTGACCAAGGATATGGGCACTGATTACTTTGCTGATCCCAAAGGACGCATCGAAAAGTATTTCAACTCTGGCGGGCAAGTTAGCACAGGATGGCCGCAGATGGATAGGCTGCTGTATGGCGGGTTCAGTCGCGGAGAACTCAATATCTTTGCAGGTGGATCAGGATCAGGTAAAAGTCTTGTGATGATGAACATAGCATTGAACTGGGTACAGTCAGGATTGAGCGGAGTATATATTACATTGGAGTTGAGTGAAGAACTTACATCTCTAAGAACTGATGCCATGCTCACAAACATGAGCACTAAAGATATTCGCAAGGACATTGATACTACAGAACTCAAAGTCAAAATGGTAGGTAAGAAATCTGGTAACTATCAAGTGAAAGGGTTGCCGGCTCAGAGCAACATCAATGACATTCGTGCTTACTTGAAAGAATATCAAATTCAAACTGGCAAGCGTGTGGACTTTGTAATGATCGACTATTTGGACTTGTTAATGCCAGTGAGTGCAAAGGTAAGTCCTAATGACTTGTTTGTAAAAGACAAGTATGTGAGTGAAGAACTGCGTAACTTGGCCAAGGAGTTACAGATACTAATGGTCACTGCATCACAGTTGAATCGATCAGCAGTGGAAGAAGTAGAATTTGATCACAGTCATATTTCAGGTGGTATCTCAAAGATCAACACAGCAGACAATGTGTTTGGTATCTTTACCAGCAGACAAATGAAAGAACGTGGCAAGTATCAAATTCAATGTATGAAGTCACGTAGTTCAACCGGTGTAGGACAAAAGATTGACTTAGAATACGATATTGATACCATGCGTATTACTGACGCAGGAGGAGAAGATGGTGAAAACTCATTCCGGAAACCTAGCCTAATGGATTCAATCAAGGCAAAAACATCAGTCACTCCAACTGAGTCGACTGCTTCTGCCAGTGGGTGGGAACGGGCAAAACCCAAAGACGGGCACGATCCTCTTGCTCCAAAAGTTTCCGCAGATGTACAAAGTACCAAACTCAAGCAATTGTTGGGTAAGATCAAAACAAACTAAAAACCAATAAATAAGTCAAGGGCCCTTAACCACATGCAGAAACGAACTCGTAGCTTATTAGAAGAATTAGATTCTATGTATATTGAGCGTGAGCGCGACCTAGTGATAGAGAGCCGAGCTGCAAATATTATTGCTGGTGCTATTAATCTACTGGAACAGATTGATGCCTCCTATACCCAAGAACAAGCAGAAAATTTAACACGCAAATTACTCAATGCTATCCGTACTCGTGACGCAGGAAAATTTGCCAGAACAGTGAGGCGCAGTGATGCAAATTAAACAGCTACTTGAAGGTGGCAACGTATTCAAAACCAAATCGGGTGAACCATTAACCCAACGTATCAATCTGCAAGATGTGCCAGCCACAATTGACTGGATTGAACAAGTAACTGGCATAGACTTTACCACAGAAAAAGGCTCAGACGGAATCCCGTTACGCTGGTTGGGCAGCACTGGTAAAAAGCCCACGTCGGGCGACTTGGATTTAGCTGTGGATCTCAATGAAATCAGCAAAGAACAATTGGCTGCTATACTCACACAGTTTGTGCAAAGTCAAGGACTTGATCCTAGAGAATGGGTCAAAAAAAGCGGTGAAGTACATTTACGCACACCTATTGGCGGAGATGCTAACAAAGGCTTTGTACAAACAGATTTTATGTTCTTTCCTAACTTGGATTGGGGACAGTTCTTTTATGCAGGTGGTACAGATTCAGCATACAAAGGTATGAATCGTAATGTACTCATGAGCAGCATAGCCAAACAACAGGGGCTCAAAGTAGGTGCCAATGGTATGTTTTCGCGTACATCGAATCAACTGGTTGATGGCGGTATGGATCCTGACTATGTGGCCAGTGTGCTGCTAGGCCAAGGGGCCGACCGTGAGAATCTAAAGAACGTGGAATCTATCTATGCTGCATTAGCACAAGATCCTGCACGAGATACCAAGCTAGCCGACTTCCGTGAATATCTCTCACGTGAAGGACTACAAGAGCCTGCTACCACAGTCAAAGAAAATGATGTGAATTTCCTAGCACGCCTGCGTGATCGAATTGTAAATCAAGGTATGATGCCATTGATTGAAACCAAGAAAGCATATGAACTATACGAACAAGAACCTGCTGCTATAGGTGGCAAAGCCAAAGGCATTGAGCACCTGGAAGATTACATATTCCGTAGCGGAACAGCTGGAGTTGATCGAGCATTGGCCATTGCAGATTCATTCTACACCAATCCCAAAACTGGATCAGTAAAATGGGACGGCAAACCTGCTGTGGTGTTTGGTCGCAAACCAGAAACTGGTGAATTTGTGCTCACCGATGATGCTGGATTCACTGCTGCTGGATACGATGGCTTGTTTACTAGCCCAGACGCTATTGCTGATGATATGGCTCGACGAGACGCTAATGCAGCGGCCAAAGGCAATGTGGCCACTAGAGTCAATACATTGTTGCCGGTGTATCAGACCATATGGCCTTATCTCGAAGCAGCTACCCCTACCAACTTCCGTGGGTTTGTCAAAGGGGATCTATTGTACATACAGACTCCTCCTACCGAAGCTGGCAACCTGGTATTTCAACCCAACACTGTGCAGTATCGTATTCCTGCCAACAGCAAGTTAGGACAGCAAATTGCCAACAGCGATGTGGGTGTAGCAGTGCATACCATGTATGAAGATGCAGGTGCGGCTAAACAACCTCTCAGTAGAGTTAAGTTTAATCCTGTACCTGGACTATTACTAATCGAACCAATCTATGCTAAACCAGTGCCAAAGAATGATGCCATAACAAAAGAGATTAAAAAGCTGTTACGTCAAAATCGAGCAGCATTAGACACATTGTTTAATCCAACAGAGCTGCGGGCCATGAAGATAACTGATTTGGCTAAACTTGCAATTGACTATATCAACAAACGTGTGGATCCTAATCATGCAGCATACACTGGAGATTTCGGCGATCTAGTACCAGGATTCTTGTCTTGGTTACAGCAGACCCAAACTCCGCAAAAAGTCAACAACATTGCACAATACCTACGTAGCCCTACTTCAAATGAACAAGCATTAGCAGCAGCATTCTTGTTGTTTGAATTGTTGCATGATTTGAAACTGGATCTGTTGGGACAACTGGATGCGCAAGTACCAGGCAACGAAGGATGGGTGTTTGCTACCCCTGCAGGCTATGGTAAGGCTGTGAATAGATTTGATTTCACAGCTAGAAACAAAGCAAGAAACAACCCGCCAACTGAGTAATTTTTTGTCAGATTCATAAATAAGTGTAGGGCAAAAACCCACTTACTTAGGAGATTTTAAAATGGCAGGATTTACAAAAACAAACGGAACTACCCAACCGGTATTCCACATGGACACTGCGAATGGTAACATTCAAGGTACAGCTAACATTGCAGCTACAGGCTCAGTTAACTTCCAAGGCCCTAAGCTGGACTTCTTCAGCTTGGTAGCTAACGGTGCGTTAACAACTTCCGCTAATGTCAATGGCTACATCAACAACCTGATGCAAGCTATTCAGACCAAAGCCACAGTGGCCATGTATCAGGTCAGCCCAGCAGCACCTACAGTGTTGAACTTGGCTGTGTATCCTACAGGCGCTTACACCAACGTTACATTGCTGGCTACTGCTAACACCAGTGCTACTGTAGCGTCTGGTGGTCAGAACCTGGAACTGAGCTCATGCGCAGGTAATGCTGTGTTTGTGACCAGCGCAACCAACTTTGCTCCAACCTAATTCTAGGCTGTAGTACAGAACAAAAGCCTTGGATTAATTTCCAAGGCTTTTTTTTGGCCGTAAATACCATATGACAATGAGTATACAAATAACCACAGACTTTGATTGCAGACCCACTGGAGTTACTGGACATCTACGAGAAAACTTGCTGCCGTTTACGGATCAGCTAGGGCAGCAAGTGACAGATATCTCTAGTTGGGTACGCAGTCGCAACCAACAACGCAACTGGGAAACCATCATGCAGTTAATCGGCCTCTACACACAACCGGTAAGAGTTTCTCGTGTACGGGCCAAAGACCAACGTTGGCAATTTGAATTTGACACAGAGTTTGATGATGTATTTGCAGTTGACAATGATCCTGTAGGAAGACTACTGCAAGCATGCGATGGCGTACCTATTATCAACTATGTTGAACAGCAGTTAACTACACTATTGCGTCCAGATGTTAACATTTGGTTTGAACCATTAAACCATAAATAACTCATGGACACTACAGATATTGAAAAGAAAAGTTTAGAGGCCCACGTTGAGCTTTGTGCCGAACGTTATCGTATGTTGGAACTCAAGATTGAAACTGTTGAGTCCGGCATTGACTCAGTAAAAACCATGGTGGAGTCAGTGCATGATATGGTGCATACCATGTCAGCCAAACGCAATGATCAATTGATTGGCTGGGGTATTGGCGTTATTGGGTTTCTTGTGGCCACTGTGGGGTGGATGCTAAAACACTACGTATTACAATGAAAGCCAGTCGTAAATTGGCTGCATTGGCGGCAAAAGAGCTGCCGCTGCTTCTAGACAAAGTGATCATAGAAGATGGCAAGAAGTATCGAGCATTTGGCAAATACACTATACAACCTATTCCTGCAGGATTTCAAGTTCGCCTGCGTGATGATGACATTGGTACATTTTCGGGTACCAAATCTGCACTGGCTTGGTGCATAGCAGATAATCTAAATCATCTCAACTTGGCTAGACAAATAAAAGAATTAGACCAATCTATCATTAGATTGCGCAATGACATATATGTACGTCGTGCATTAGCTGATCGCACAGCAGGACACACATGGGAAAACTTGATTAACAAAACAAGTGCTAGGCAAGAACATACTCAGGTCCTAGAAAAAGAACTAGCAAAATGTATAAATTTGGCTAAATACTGGCAACTACGAGGAAACTCAGATGAAACTAAACGAACTGGCCGTAACACGCCCCACACGACAAATCGCTAAAGTATTTGAAAGTCACTTTGACAAATCAGTCAAATTTGATACTTTGAATCGCAAACAATTACACAGCATGTATCGCCAGGTGCGCGGCATGCTGGGCGAAGTGCGCAGCAGCCCTGCTCGCCATACTAGCGAAAAGAATCCAGCTTATCTCAAGCTCATGATGATGGAACAAGCACTTGCTGATCGTATCTATGAAGCAGAGATGGGTGCCACAGGCGGCGTGGCCCCTACTACTCCTGGTGCAACTCCTCAACAAGCTGCTGCCATGGCTGTGAAGCAAAAAATGGATCAGAAGAAGCAGGTGCAACAAGAACTGGACAATGCAAAGAAACAAGTTACAGATTTGCAAAATCAACTCAACAGTCTTAACACTACTACTACAGTTCAAGAAACTGAACTTCGATTACGTGCGCAAGGATACGGTTATTATCTCAGCGAAGGCGAAGTACAACAAGCTCAAGTGGTGTTAGCTGCACAAGACATGGTTGACAAGATGCAGGATATGATCGAAGACAGCACAGAAATGCAGTTCAAAGAACTTCCAGCATTAGTTGATTCAATTAAGAACCAAATTGGGCCTGATCAAGCAGCACAGTTCAATAATGATGCACAAGCAGCATTAAGTGGGTTAGTGCAGAATTTGCAAGGCAGCAAGCAACAGCTAGAACAAGCATTAGGTGTTGTAACTGGACAAGGTCCTGTAGCAATGCCAGGTGCAGATACAGGTATGACACCTCCAGGTGGTGATATGGGATTAGCAGGTCCTCCTCCAGGCGAAGAAGAAATTGAAATCAGTGCCGAAGAACCAGCAATTGGTGGGCCAGCAGCCGCATTGGGTCGTGAGCGTAGATAATGCGAATCAATGAAGTAGAAGCAGACGCTACCACAGACAAACTCATGGCATTGGCCAGGTTTGCTGTGGGTAGAGCACAGGATACTTCAGCCAAGATGCAAATGCCGGTGCAGGCGTTTATCAATCGAGCACAAAGTATGGGCATAGATATCACTCCAGACACTTTGCAAACATTAGTTGGCCAACCACCACTAAGTGGGTTAATTGAACCCATGAGCCCAAACGCTACAGAACTAACATTCAAAGGTGGTGATCAACCCGGCCCAGTCACAATGCCAGTGAATCAAGCACAGGATATTGTGGCATCTGCTGCACAGTCAGCAATGAGAAAAGACCGCGGCATTTAAACCTGCACAGACTGGTGCGCCTATCATAAATACTTGTATGAAAAACAAGTATGGTATACAAAAAATATGTTTATTCTGCGGTAACAAATTTATTACTAAGCCGCGGTTACTTGAATATTGTTCTCAACCGTGTAAAAATCCACATAACAGACCAGGCCACATTCCATGGAACAAGGGTGTTAAACTCAATGATGACCAAAAAGCAAAACAAAACACATCGGGGCTTGCTAAAGGACATGGGTGGAACAAAGGTATTCCAAATGAAAGACAACGAGAAAAGTGGTTAATTGATAATCCTAACAAAAATGGTAAACTGAATAATCTCAGACCTAAAAACTATGTAGATGATAATTTCACTGCATACAAAAGAGAATGCCAGAAAGCAACTTATAGAACTGTGTATGCTATGAAAAAAGAAGGAACAGCTAAAATAACTGGAAAAAGGAAAACTGATTATCAACTTGATCATATCATTCCTTACAGGCAAGGATACACATTAGGTATAGATCCTACCGTAATTGGAGGAAGGAAAAATTTAAGGTATATACTAGGAGAAGAGAATAGATCCAAATGGGATTATTTTCAATCTGACGATGTAGTAAAATCTATAATAGGAGATAAGTATGGCGTATAGTGAAGCTGTTCTCGATCATTATAATAATCCAAGAAATGTTGGATCTTATAAAAAAGACGAAGAGGGAGTCGGGATAGGACTCGTTGGAGCACCAAGTTGCGGTGATGTTTTGCAATTGAGCATAAAAGTAACTGATGGAATTATCACAGATGCAAGATTTAAAACGTATGGTTGCGGAAGCGCGATTGCGTCGAGCTCGCTTGTTACTGAATGGGTCAAAGGACGGACACTTGACGAAGCGGCAGCGATTAAAAATAGCGAGATTGCTTCTGAACTTGCCCTCCCCCCAGTTAAAATTCATTGTTCAATACTTGCAGAAGATGCGATCAAAGCAGCAGTAATGGATTACAAGAGCCGACATGATCTCATTAACTGACACTGCTGCTCGAAAAATAACTCAAACTATTCAACGTCGGGGTCGCGGAATTGGTATCCGGGTAGGGGTCAAAACAACAGGTTGCTCTGGGCTTGCTTATGTGTTAGAATATGTAGACACTGTGCAACCGGACGATATCTGTATCGATTGCAACAACTGTAAATTGTTTGTTGACCCCAAAAGCTGTGCATATCTGCAAGGACTTGAAGTAGACTACACTAGGCAAGGGCTCAATGAGGGATTTCAGTTCAACAACCCCAATGAACGTGACCGATGCGGTTGCGGAGAAAGTTTTAGAGTTTAATTTGTACAATCCAAAATTTGATTACCAAGAAATACCCAGAGTCACAATAGACGGCAAACGCTTTTATGCCACACCTGATGGAAACAAGTTACCGTCAGTGACTACTATTCTTGACAAAACCAAAAGTGAAGAAAGCAAGGCTGCACTTCACAATTGGAGGCGTGCAGTTGGAGCCGAGAAAGCACAGCAGATCACCACAGAAGCTGCCAATCGTGGCACACGTATGCACACATATCTTGAAGACTATGTGAAAAAAGGCTCAATCAAAGAACGTGGTACTAATCCATTTTCGTGGAGCAGTCACGAAATGGCCAAGACCGTAATACGTGATGGGTTGAAACATGTGAATGAATTTTGGGGTATTGAAGTTCCGCTATACTTTCCCAAAATATATGCAGGTACTACAGACGGTGCAGGATTACATCTAAATGAAGAATCTATCCTGGATTACAAACAATCTAACAAGCCAAAAAAGCGTGAATGGATTGATAATTACTTTGTTCAATTGTGTGCGTATGCCGAAGCTCACAACGAATTGCATGGTACCAAGATACGCAAGGGAGTGATCCTAATGTGTGTTAAGCCCGAACTTGATGCCAATCACAATATCATTAGCAAGCCGCAATACCAGGAATTTGTGTTAGAAGGCGCTGAGTACGATCGTTATCGTGACTTGTGGTGGCGCAAAGTAGAAGAATACTACACCAAACACATTTAGTTGCCTGACTGATTCTGGCTAAATACAGCACAGAATCAGGACTCACATGGCAATAGTTCAAGTATCACGAATAACAAACCGTAAAGGTCTAGCAGAAAATCTGCCGCAATTAGCTGGCGCAGAATTAGGCTGGGCAATCGACGAACGTCGACTATACATCGGCAATGGAACCTTGCAAGATGGCGCACCTGTAATAGGCAATACAGAAATACTCACTGAATACAGTGATATATTGCTAGTAGGCGGCGCATACACTTACAAGGGCACCGCAGCTGGATATACAGTACAAACAGGATCGTCGTCGGGCAGTCCGATTAGCATTCCACTGCAAAGCTGGTTAGATCAATTTGCCAGTGTGCTGAGCTTTGGTGCCGTGGGCGATGGTGTTACTGATGACACCGATGCTATCAATCGTGCATTGTATGAATTATATTGCAGAGAACCAAATCCACAAATACGTAGATCATTGTTCTTTCCAGCTGGACGTTACTTGATTACTAGTTCACTTGAAATTCCGCCATATGCATTGTTATATGGTGAGGGAATTAACTCCAGCGTGATTGTGTTGGATGCAACTAGTGCCAGTCAATATGTGGCTGTGTACAGTGACAGCTTGCAGCAAACTGGAGTAAACATTGGTAACAATGGTGCCACACCTCCAGTTGATATCACAATCTCTAACATGGGGTTTCAGGCACTGGGGTTGGCAGACGTATTTTTGGTCGAAGATGCAAGCCAGTGTACATTCACAGATGTAAGTTTTTTAGGATCTCTTGTTGAAGCCGATCTAACAGATGCAATTGACAATGTAGCATGTATACATTTTAAGTCTACTGCAAGTTTGATCTGTAACAATATCACCTTTCGTCGATGCACATTTGGTGGTACTACCTGGGCATTTGAAACCCCCAATCAAGTACAAGGGGTATTGGTTACAGAAAGCACATTTGATACACATTATCAAGGTGTATTGCTAGGTGATCCAACACCAGTGAACGGTGGTCCTACTGGATTCCGTTTCTTGGGTAATGTGTTTGATAACATCTATGCCGAAGGCATCTTAATTGCTGCCAACACTGTAATGAATATTAGTGGTTACAATATGTTTTATGATGTGGGAAATCATTTTGATGGAACTACATCGCCGGCCACAGCAGTAATTAATTTTGTAGGGCAAAACAATGTCAGCGTTGGTGACATGTTCCAACGTACCACAATTTACGCTGGCACCTATCCTCGTATCAACATTAACAACGGTATCAACATAGCATTTGATGCTGCCAGTCAAACACAACAAGGTACGTATGTACGGCAAACCGGTGCTACAGGAACATTACTTGACAACACAGCCGATCAAACTATCTTGACATTTAATGCCACAGCAATTAGAGCAGTGCAGATCAACTATACCATAGTACGAGATGTTAATACCAGAACTGGAGTTTATACCATTGTAGCCGGCACCGACAGTGCAGGTACAAATATACAAGGATCAGACTCTGGTGTGCAAAATGTAGCACCCGGTGTTACTTTCAGTGTCAGCGAAACTGCTGGTATTGTGAGTTGGAAAGCTACTACCACTAACACTGGTGTTGCGGCTACTATTAACTATTCAGTAACCAAACTTGCTTGATGTGGTGTTCAACCTTTGAACAACGCTTGGCAGCGTGGAATTCGTTAAGAGACCGCGCCCGCATGTTGCCCAAGCCAGATGCCCTAGGCGCGATCAATTCCTGGTGGCAGCAAACTCCCTGGCGTGCATATCATCTACACTGGGACGATCAACCTGATTGGCCCGATCCCTGGCAACTTTTGAGCGACAACATCTATTGTGATCTTGCTCGCGGGCTTGGAATCCTGTATACTATTACTGTGTTGGATCGTGATGATCTCCAGGACGCTGTGCTGGTTGATTCTGATCAGGGCAATTTAGTCCTGGTAGAGGATGGAAAATATATATTGAATTGGGACCAGTCTCTAGGGTTAAATATCAACCTACAGCAGAACAAACATCACATTGCGCAGAGCGATGTAAAACAACAACTATATTGAGTATATGACACAAATCACAGTTATTAAACGTAACGGAAGAAAAGAACAATTGAGCCTGGAAAAGTGGCAAACCCAAATTGCCAAAGTTTGTTCGGGCATTGCAGACGTAAGTCAAAGCATGGTAGAGATCAAAGCACAGATGCACTTTTATGATGGCATTACTACCAAAGAGATCGATGGTATCACACTACGAGCCATTGTAGACTTGATTGACATAGAACACAATCCAGATGTTGGACATACCAACTATCAATACGTGGCAGGCAAGCAACGTCTTAGCATGCTGCGAAAAGATGTTTATGGATCCTATGAGCCTCCCCACCTGTATGAGATTGTGAAGAAAAACGTGGCCACTGGCTTGTACACTCCAGAACTGCTGGAATGGTATGACGAAGCTGACTGGAACCGTATGCAAGATATGATAGATCATTCTAAGGACGAACAATACGGCTATGCTGCAATTGAACAATTGATTGAAAAATATCTAGTAAAGAATCGTGCCACAAAGGAAACTTATGAAACTCCCCAAGTTCGTTACATGGTTGCAGCAGCTACAGTTTTTCACTCGGAAGACCCCAACACAGCCAGAATGCGATACATCAAAGAATACTATAACGCGGCTAGCGATGGCTTGTTTACTCTTGCAACTCCTGTGTTGGCCGGCCTTGGTACTCCAACAAAGCAATTTAGTTCTTGTGTGCTTATTCGCTCAGATGATGATCTTGATTCTATATTTGCGTCTGGGGAAATGATGGCAAAGTATGCCAGCAAACGTGCTGGCATCGGTCTTGAGATAGGTCGACTGCGACCGTTGGGTAGCCCCATTCGTGGTGGCGAAATCATGCACACTGGCATGATACCATTTTTAAAGAAATGGTTCGGCGACTTGCGTAGTTGCTCACAAGGAGGAATTCGTAATGCTTCTGCTACTGTGTTTTATCCCATTTGGCATCATCAGTTTGATGATCTTATTGTTCTTAAGAATAACCAAGGAACAGAAGAAACTCGGGTTCGACATATGGACTATGGAGTGGTACTTTCTGCCTTCTTCTGGAGAAGATTTAAAAACAAAGAAGACATAACATTCTTTGATCCAAACGAAGTTCCAGATCTATACGAAGCATTTTACAAAAACACCCAACGGTTTGAAGAACTGTATGTGAAGTATGAAAAGCGTAAGGATCTTCGCAAGAAGACCATGAGCGCGGAAGAAGTATTCAAATCAGGCATACTAAAAGAACGCACAGATACAGGTCGTATCTATCTAGTGTTCATCGACAATGTGATGAACCAAGGACCATTTGATCCTGAGTATCACACCATCTACCAGAGTAACTTATGTTGTGAAATCCTTTTACCTACTAAGAGTTTTAAACGACTTGATGATGCTGATGGTCGAATTGCTCTTTGTACGCTGGGATCAATTAACTGGGGTGCGTTCCGCAATCCAGAAGACATGCGTCGTGCTTGCCGTATTCTACATCGCAGTCTTAATAACATTTTGGATTACCAAGACTTCCTGAGTATTCAATCTAAACTAAGCAACGATGAAATCCGTCCATTGGGTATTGGTATCACTAACCTAGCATACTGGCATGCCAAACGCAACTTGAAGTATGGTGAAAAGGATGCTCTACACGAAGTCAAAGCATGGAGTGAACACCAAGCATTTTATCTAACTGAAGCCAGTGTTGAACTTGCCAAAGAACGCGGCAAGTGCCTAGGCAGTGATCACACACGTTATGGACAAGGTGTATTTCCGTGGGAACTCCGTGCCAATGGCGTTAATGAGCTTGCAGACTTTACGCCTGAACTTGATTGGGGAACTTTACGAGCTCAAATGAAAGAACACGGTGTTCGTAATGCTACACAAATGGCAGTTGCTCCTGTTGAATCAAGCAGTGTTGTTATTAACAGCACCAATGGTATTGAAATGCCCATGAGTTTGATCAGTGTAAAAGAATCCAAAGCAGGATCATTTGTACAAGTTGTTCCTGAATATCACAAACTAAAGAACAAGTATCAATTGATGTGGGAACAAAAAGATTGTGATGGTTATCTAAAAACAGCCGCAGTGATTGCAGCGTATGTTGATCAATCAATCAGTACCAATACATTCTACAATCCTGCACATTTCCCAGATCGTAAAGTTCCTACCACGTTGATTGCTAAAAATCTAATGCAATCACATGCGTGGGGCCTCAAGACCTTTTATTATAGCCTCGTGAATAAACAGGGTTCAAAAGCAGATGCAGAAGAAGCACCTGCCATGTTAGAAGCTATTGATTTTGACAACGAAGAAGATTGCGAAAGCTGCAAACTTTAATAACAACAGAAATATAAAAATGTCCACAGCACAATACAACCTATCAACCAAAACAGACTATTTGAGTCGCAAGATGTTCCTGGATCCTGCAGGTCCAGTTACTATCCAACGCTTTGAAGAAGTCAAATATAAAAAGATTGCAGACTTTGAAGCAACAGCACGTGGCTTCTTCTGGCAACCTGAAGAGATTAGTCTAAGCAAGGATGCCAATGACTTTAAAGAAGCCAGCGATGCAGTCAAACACATCTTTACCAGCAACCTGCTACGGCAAACGGCATTAGACAGTTTGCAAGGACGTGGTCCCACACAAGTATTCACTCCTGTTTGCAGCCTGCCAGAAGTAGAAGCATTGATGTACAACTGGGGCTTCTTTGAAACCAACATCCACTCAAAGAGTTACAGTCACATTATTCGTAACATCTACAACGTGCCCAAGGATGTGTTCAATACCATTCATGACACAACAGAAATCGTAGACATGGCATCAAGTGTGGGAAAATATTATGATGACCTACATAGAATTAACTGTGCAAAAGAATTGGGTCAACCAGTAGAAGAAATTGAACATGTTCGTGCAATCTGGATGGCATTGCATGCCAGCTACGCACTAGAAGCATTCCGCTTTATGGTATCCTTTGCCACAAGTCTTGCCATGGTAGAGAACAAAATCTTCATTGGCAACGGCAATATCATCGGATTGATTCTGCAAGACGAATTGCTGCATAAAGGGTGGACAGCATATCTTATTAACCAAGTGATCAAAGAAGATAGTCGCTTTGCTGCTGCCAAAGAAGCTTGCGAAGCAGAAGTGTATCAGTTGTATATGGATGTTATCCGCGAAGAGAAAGACTGGGCTGAATATTTGTTTAAAATGGGTCCAGTGATTGGACTCAACGCCAACATTCTCAAAGACTTTGTGGATTACACAGCAGTGGGTGCGCTCAAAGACATTGGTATCAAGTATCAAGCTGCTGCACCACGCAGCACACCAATTCCATGGTTCAACAAGCATTCGGACACATCGAAGAAACAAACTGCACTGCAGGAGAACGAATCGACTAACTATGTTATTGGCATCATGAGCGAAAGTTTAGACTACGACCAATTACCAGATTTATAAGGAAAACAATGAGAGCTATAGTATGGAGCAAAGACAATTGCGCATTCTGTGATCAAGCCAAGGCTTTGTTAACACAGCGTAATATTGCATTTGAAGAAAAAAAGATTGGGCATGGCTTTACTAGAGAGGATCTGTTAGAAGCAGTCCCTTCGGCAAGAACAGTCCCGCAAATTTTCGTGAACAATAACCACATCGGCGGGTTCACAGAACTAAGAAAATACATCGAAGAAACCGCTGGCGGATACGGAGATTAAAATGTCAGAATTTACATCAGATTGGTTCACTTATGCCATTGATAATTTTAAATTGGTCAAGACTGCATTCATGGGGGATCGGAATCTTCAGCCAGGTTATATTAACAATATATTAGAAATTGGCAGTCACGAAGGCCGTAGCTCGTGTTGGATGTTAGAAAACATGCTTTCGGATTCAGGAACACTCATATGTATTGATCCGTTTGCTAATGATCATATCAATCCTTTTAGAGATGAAAGTTACGAAATGGATGAGGAAGTATTTGCTCGATTCCAAGCCAACGTAACTAAATCAAAAAAACCGCAACAAACAGTAAATGTCATGAAAGGGGCCAGCTACTATGCATTGGCCGATCTCATAGCCCATCGAAAAACATTTGATTTTATATATGTAGATGGCAATCATCAAGCAGATGCTACATTAGCCGATGCTTGTATGTGTTTTGGATTACTCAATCCTGGCGGCTTCATGTTGTTTGATGACTACCTGTGGGATCATTTACCAGATGTGTTAGACAGAGGAAAAATGTCAATTGATGCATTTGTAAACATGTTCCTGCCCAACATCAATATATCCAGCATAGGTTATCAATTTTTAATACAAAAGAAAGCGTAAATCATGTTAATAGACAAAGGCGTTAGCGCAGGCGAAGTGGTCACACTCAAACTCACATCAGGTGAGGAATTGGTAGCAAGACTCAATGAGGAAACAGCTACACATTATAAACTATCAAAACCTATGGTGATTGCCATGGGTGCCAAAGGTCCAGGACTCATGCCATACTTGTTTACAGTAGCACCGGACAAGGACATCAATCTAAGCAAAACCACAGTGACTGTGGCAGTGGCCAGCGATAAATCATTTGCTGACCAATACATGCAAAGCACTACCAATATCCAGTTAGTCTGATACGAATTTTTGCTCCCATAAATAAAACATGGGACATAGATTTGTAATCATGCGTCGTGATGTTATTGAAGTATACGATTGCTATGACGATATCCCAGATGACCTAGACCATGTGATAGAATTTCTTCCGGAGATCCCTCCAGAGCCGCATACTCGACAGCAGCACGAGGAAATTGATTCATGGCTAGGTCTCTTTAATAGACTTATGGAGAAGGCGTATGCGACCAGTAGCAAGATTGGGTGATAAAGGAGTTCCACATTGTAGTGGATTTAGTATTGCGCAAGGCAGTCCCACAGTATTTGTAAACGGAAAGCCTGCATCTAGACTTGGGGATCTTAGCACTCCTCATTTGCGGCCAGGTACTCCGTGCAAGCCACACGTGGCTTCGATTTCAAGTGGAAGTCCTACAGTATTTGTAAACGGCAAACCACTGGCAAGAGTTGGCGATGGACTTGCTGGCTGCACAGCAGTGGCTACTGGTAGTTCAGATGTATTTTCAGGATAAGCAATGGCCATTGGTATTTTAACTCCCTTACAAATGATTGCTGGTGCCACACTGAGCAATAACGGTGGCATTAAACTTGCCAACACCTGGACCAACAGTGTAAATTCATACACAGGTACAACATTACTCACACCTTTCTTTGCCGCAGTAGCTAATTCAGCTGCTGCTAATATCAGTGTTAACACACTGGCCAACATGTTTACATTTTGTTCGGCCACAGTTCCTGCCCTGGCTGACAATACTCCTGCAGCCTATTTTAATTTGGGGATCAACATCTCTTCAGGATTCACTGGAGTGATTACTGCACAAGGCACAAAAGATCTTGGCAGCGGCAATGTCACGGTGTTTGCACAAGTATTTTCGGCAGCACAAGGATATGTGTCTGCCACAAATAATTATATCAATACCAGTATCAACAGCCAGACTTATCTAGGATCAACTTTTACCACAATGAACAGTTTGATCACTGGAAATCTAAGTGATGTGAACCTGGCCATGAGAGCATTTGGTACTGATCTAGCAGCATTGGGACAATTGATTGATCTTGATAATCTTGGAAATTTTGGATCACCTGCTGCATTGTTACAACGGTTATCTTCATTGACCAATGTCACACCAGGTGTAAGCAATGCATTAATACAAGCAGGACTCAATCAGGCCAATATTGATGACATAGTGAATCCAAATGTCAATGTCAATGATAATTTGCAACGACTGGCATATCAGGGCATGTTGAATGTCACAGGTACAGAATTGGAGCAGGTTTTGGTTGTGTTCGGGGTGTTAACTCCAAATATTAATACCATGGCTGACTTGTTGAATCCTGTTAAAATTTTCCCCAACAGTTATCCAAGCCTTACAGTATCAACTTACAATCAAGATACATCAACTGTGCTTCGGGCCATTTATGATAACAATCAAGGTGCAGTAAATTCAAAACTATTGATTTACTTGCCACGCTATGTGTTGATACTTGGTGGTAGCAATATGATCACATATCAACGATTGAGTTTGATCATACCCCCAGACCAAGCATTAGCTTGCAAAGCAATTCAAGTCAGTTTGCAGCAGATTAAAAATATCAACAACATGAGCCTAGCACAGTTGGCAACTGCATTTATTAACATGCAGACCACTCGAGATCTTGATCTCATAAGTTCATTGACCACAGCAGTTCCGCCATCGGTAGCAGCATTTTATGCCAACACGTATGCAACTGGCACTGGCCCTGATGGAACTTTGGTCATAACTGATCTGTTGGGTGCAGCAGTTGGTGTACCGTTTACTAGTGATCTTACCAATGTTACTACTACTATCAACAGTATGACTTCGGCTGGTATCTTGATCACGTTAACTGGTACCTATGTGCAAATGCAAAACACAGTAAATGGTGTATATGATATGGGCAACACGGTAGTAATTCCGTCTGGGCCGGCAGCAGGCACGTATGGAAATGCTGATGCTGCGTTAAATGCATTGATCATTGTGGCGGCCAGCGAGGTTGCCGGAATTGAAAGTGCATACCCTGCACAAGCGTCGGTATTAAACAGCAATTTTATTTCTATGGCTGCTAATCTCAACACAGAGATTAACAATCTTTCGTTGGCCAGTATAGACATAGCCAATTTGGATCCCAATGGCCGTGGACCGATTATGAGTTTTGTGCAGAATTTACCCGATTATGGAATTAATACAGAACAGAATGGTCCAGCGCAGTTTCTTGAATCCGTTGCTAATCTCAACACACAAGGTGGACAGGCCATTGTGGCCTGCTTGAGAGAAGGTAAAAATGTATCTGTGTTAGATGGTGCTGGTGCCGGGCAAGACACAGTGATTCCTAGTACACCTAGCGCAGTTCCTCCTCGTGCAATCTTGATTCCGAGCACATATTCTGAGGCAGAAGCAGCCAATTTAGTTGTAAAATAGCAATTGTGATGCTATAGTAGCTAAGTAAGAGTGTGCCATTTGGTACATAACAACAACTTTTTAAAAGGAAAACTTCATGAAGAAATATGCTTTACTACTGGCCCTGGCATTGGCCGCAGGTTTTGCTCAAGCACAAACCACCCCTCAAGTCAGCGTCTATGGCAAAGTGCGTGAGTATCAAGAATCTTATACTTTGGGTACAGCTAGCGCATTGACACGTTTGACCAATGATTCCAGTCGCCTGGGATTCAAAGCCTCAGCCGATGTTGGCAACGGTATCACTGCTAGTGCTGTGATCGAAACTGGTGTTGCATTGGACGCACCCAGCGCCACCACACTTGGTGATCGCGTTTCTGTGTTCAGTTTGAGCAACAGCTTGGGTTCCGTTGGTGTAGGCCGCGACAAGCACTCAGTGACTCGTGTGTTGGATAACTATGATGCATTGGAAAATGCGTATGGTACATTCGCAACCACAATCCACAGCGCACAAGGTAGCCGTTTGCAAAACGCAGTATTTGTCAGCACAGCAACTGTGGCCGGATTCAAAGGTAACTACGTGATGGCCAATAGCGAAACCGCTGGTGTGACCAATGTACAAACTGCCAGCATTGATTATGCAGCAGGCCCATTTGCTGCCACCTTGGCACGTTACGACAGCAGCACAAACAGCCAAAGCACTATCGTTGGTGCCAAGTACACCTTGGCTGCTACAGGTACCACAGTGTTTGGAATGTATAGCGATGACACAGTGTCAGGTGTGAGTACCACAGGTAAGAGCGTGGGTGTTCGTCAAGCAGTTGGTCCACGTGTTACAGCGTTGGCCAGCTACGGCGAAACCAATGCTGGCGTAACTGCCAAGGCTGTTGGTGTGGCGTATTCAATGAGCAAGGCACTGACTGTGCATGGTCGTTGGAGTTCTACTGACGCTGCAACAGATGTCACACAATATGGCGTTGGTGTGGAATACAACTTCTAAATTGCCAACTGTAGTTTGCGACAAAATGTCGCAAAATAACCACAAAAACCCTGCCCTGTGCAGGGTTTTTTGTTGTAAAAATACCATAATTATTTTGGTTGACCAGAATTGCAAGATCGGCTATAATACATACATAAACAGCAACATACCGGAGCACATGATGGACCAGACACTTAAAGTAATCCCCAGCGTTGGCGAAGCAGGGTTTGACACTGAAGCTAGCCCGGGCAACGGACCATTTTATGTCAGGCTGTATGATGGGTCCTATGATGTCTGCGGCTTTGACACCATTGATGAAGCCTATGCAGAACTGTTAGATATCTCAACCGAAGTTGGTAAAATCGGTTGACCGGTATTGAGTTTTCGGTTATAATACATACATCGCAACAAGGAACACACTATGATCGCACTAGACAACATTGAAAGCATCCATAACACCGCAACAGCCGCAGCCCGCAAGACTACTGAAGACTTTCTTGCCAAACACGGTGATCGCGATGCTTGCGGATTTGCTTGGGTCACGGTCTACGAAAAAGGATCCACCAAGTTGGGCCGTGCGCTGAAAGCCGTAGGCTTCAAGCCAGCATACGGTGGTGGCCTTCAACTATGGAACCCAAGTGGCAGCTGGACCCAATGCATCACAGCCAAGGAAGAAGGTGCCCGCGCCTACGCTGATGTGCTACGCAAGTTCGGTATCGAGCAGGCCTACGCAGGAAGCCGAGTAGACTAAGAATTGGTTGACTGGTATTTCCCAAACTGCTATAATTAACATATAGACAGCAACACACAGGAGCACAAAATGGGATACATGGATTGGAAAGCATCAGCAAAGATCGAAGACATGGTTGGCAAGGTGTTCACTCGTGTGACGGGTGGAGTGGGCGACGGTGAGATGGTGTTCGAGAACGCAACCGAACGCTTCGTGTTCTTCCACTCACAGGATTGTTGCGAGAACGTGGACATCAACGACATTGCGGGTGACCTGCAGGACCTGTGTGGTGAGCCTTTGTGGATCGCTGTAGAAGTGTCTGGTGCTACCGAGCCAGACGAAGAGCACTACGAATCCTACACCTATACCTTCTACAAGTTCGCTACCCGCAAGGGCTATGTGGATGTTCGTTGGTTGGGAGAGTCAAATGGATACTACTCCGAAGGTGTAAGCCTGGGACGCGAGCTGGTTGACTGATATTGAGTTTTCGGTTATAATACATTTTTAATTTAACTTAGGAGTTTTTATGTCTTACACTTTCGCTGGTACTTCTGTTCTCAAAGGTGTTCTCAAAGTTCGTTTTGCCAACTCAGAGGCTCGTGCTAAACAACTGGCCAAGCTGGGCGATACTGATGTGAACATTGTGCCGCTGCCGTCCACCATGGACAAGGCAGGCGCAGTTGCATATCTGTTGGGACTGGCAGGGTTTGCTGACACTGATGCTGTGCGTGAAGCACTGCAAGCAGAAGTGGCTGTGAAGACTCGCCCTGCAAAGGCTGCAAAGACTGTGAAGCAGAAAGTTTCCAAGACTGTGACAATCAAGGCTCGTCCTACCATGGATTCCATCCGGGCCAAAGCGGCTAAGGCTCGCGCCGCAGCAGCCGAAGTGGTTGTAACTGAAGCAGAAGTTGACAGCCTAATGATGGCTGTGTTTGGTACCAAATAATCAACGTCCACAGGGCAGGTGCAATGCCTGCCCGCCTTTACTATAAGGAATAGTCATGTCAGGTTGGCTTGCAATTCAAAAAATTCGTAAATTGGAACAAACAGCAGACAGCCTCGGAATGAAGTTTGCTGCAACCAAGTATGAAAACAAGTATGGAGAACTTGTATCATTGATTCCGAAAGACGCTGACTCATTGCCTATCTACTGTCGTGATGCAGAATTGTTTTCTGGGTCATTGGAAGCTGCTGACTATTTCATGCGTGGTATTGAATGGGCACGTGATTATGATCGCATGGTTATCGCCAAGGACACTGACAAGAAGCGTGACCGCAAAGAACAAGATGAGCGCAATCGTATTCTACTGCGCACACTCAAAGATGGCGTAATGCCCTCTCTAGTGCAAACATAACATGGCCAAGTTTACATTTTACTGCCGAGTGGATAGAGACTATCCTGAACGAGAAATTAAGGCAGGTGTCTATGCATATAGATCCGAGCACGATCACCGTCGGTGCCAGCGGTTCGCCAGCGTGTACGCACCACTTATTCGGAATAGTAACAAAGTTTGGCGCCTGGGCCCACGCGGTGGTGTAAAGATTATCAAAAATCGCGATATTGGTAGTTATGGATATGTAACCACCAACGAAGAACAGATGAAAGAATTTGTCTGGATTAAATTACAAGCTCAAGCAGTATAAGGAGAAACACATGGGACTAGATATGTATGCGTATGCAGCCACACAAGCAAACGACAGTGCCACGCAAGGCAAATTGGTACAGCGTGAGATTGCATACTGGCGTAAGCATCCTAATCTGCATGGATGGATGCATCAACTGTGGGAACACAAAGGCTGTCCAAACGGCCATCCTGAAGATCAATTTAATGGTACCGAACTAGAACTCACCTGGGAAGACCTTGAAGAACTTGAACGTGCAGTCACACACAAACAGTTGCCTGCCACTAATGGATTCTTCTTTGGCAACGACAGTGACGATCACTATCGCGAACACGATTTGAAATTTGTGCGTGAAGCCAAAGCTGAAATATTCACTGGCCTAAAAGTATTCTACAACAGCTCATGGTAAAGACAGTATTTTACGAAAAGATAGGACGCAAGTATACGCCTGTGCGTGAATACGATAGCCTTCTTATGGAATCGTTTCCTAAAGGTGCTCATCTTGTGATAACACATCCAGGTGGGCGCAGCACTCGTTACAATATTGATCCCAACTATGCTGGATTGATTGCTGCCAGTCAAGTGGCCGAAAATGTTATGACCAAAGCCATGCAGATGGCTAGCGAGTTGAAACCACGGCAAACCCCGATCACGCCTGCTCAACAACGAGCTTGGAAGAAACTGGCTAAAGAGTTTGGTGACGAACTTTGCACACTGCAAGGACCCAGCGCACACGATATTGCACAGGCAGGAATCAATGCTTTACTTTCAGAAGCAGATGTGCTATACTCTAATCCAGCAGTACGTGATGCCTACGAAAAGTTTCTATTCGTATGTGCATTAACCAAACAGAAAGCAGAGTAAATAATGATTTATGAACCACTTGCACCATACACCATCGACGATGATCGTTTCAAAGGCAATATGTCCTCAGGTTGGATAACAGATCTCAACAGTTCCGACAGTCGCATCCACAAAGAAAAAGTGATTGAAAAAGCCTTGATGGCTGCAAAATTGGGCAGTGCCGACGCACAGTCTTTTTTGTTCAATTGCTATCAAGCATACAATCCTTTCTATACCTTCCATGTGAAACAAGTTCCGGAGACTCAAGGTCTTACAGGACGTGATAATCCCTGGCCAATGTTTTGGGGCTTGTTGGAAAGCCTGCGCACCCGTTCCAGCACAGGACATGCAGCCCGTGACTTCATGACTCGTGTGAGTGAAGAATTTGATAGTGAAGAATGGAACACAATCTGTGCGCCGGTGATACGCAAAGACCTGCGCTGTGGCATCAGTGAAAAGACATTGAACAAGGTGCTGGGCAACACACAATATCGTATTCCTGTGTTCTCATGCCAGCTGGCACAAGACTCTACAGATCGTCCGGCCAAGATGAAAGGAATCAAACGCCTGGAAGTCAAACTGGATGGCGTGCGAGTAATTGCTGTGGTCACCCAAGGTGGTTGTACATTGTACAGTCGCAACGGTAAACAGTTTGCAAACTTTCCACAGATTGCCGACGCTGTGATGGAATCACGTGCAGCACTAATAGCAAACTCTTCGCTGAAAGGCAGCTTCATCCTGGATGGTGAAGTGGTAGGAGAAAGTTTCCAAAAGCTCATGCGTCAAGCACATCGTAAGAGCAATGTCGAGACGTCCGACACGGTATATCACATCTTTGATGCCATGCCGTTGAACGAGTTTATGGAAGGGCATTGCAATGCCAATCAAGCACGACGGCTTGAATGGTTGGAACACAGTCGAGATCGACTGATGGCCACAGACTGTTTACGCATCATGCAAGGCATTGACGTGGATTTAGACACTGCGGAAGGACATGACGTGATGAATCGTTATGCACAGGATGCAGTAAAGGATGGGTTTGAAGGCATCATGATCAAAGATCTGTCTGCACCTTATGAATGCAAACGATCCAGCTTCTGGATGAAATGGAAACCCACCATCACTGTGGATCTCAATATCGTGGGATTCGAAGAAGGAACTGGTCGCAATGCTGGCCGGTTAGGTGCTATAGTATGTGAAGGAGTTGATAATGACAGAAACATCAGAGTTAATGTTGGTAGCGGTTTGTCTGACAGCGATCGTGATGAGTATTGGGCTTCCCGGGATCAGTTACTTGGTCACGTGGTTGAAGTTGAAGCGGACGCAGTTACGCAAAACCAAGACGGAACATACAGTCTCCGATTCCCAAGATTCATGAGATTCCGTGGTTTTGACGCAGGAGATAAACTATGAGCAAATTTAAAACCGTATACACAGAAGTTGAAGTTGATGTAGACATTAGTGAGTTTGAAACCGAGGATCTACTAGACGAACTAGAAGCACGTGGTCGACTGCCAGCTGATGCCGATGAGGATGCTAAAGCATTAATTGAAAAAATCTGGATGAAGCGTAGATTGGGCAAAGACAACTATCAAGAAGAATTGGGTCAGTTGATCTATCAAGTGCTCGGGCATGTGGTATGATTGATCTAAACTTTTCAATTGAATATCCCTTTAGCAATCGCTTTAAAATGCTAGCGTCAACTAGCAAACGGTTGACCAGGCATAAAGCAGTTGAAGCTAGTGCATATAAAACCACAAACATTATCACGCTGTCACTCAGTTACTGTATCAGACAGGATCATGCAGGCTTACGCATAGTGCTTGGACTGATTGGGTACGAATGCCAATTGCACATTTACGATACTCGTCACTGGAACGACGAAACCAACAGTTGGGCAACGTATGATCATTTATCTTAATTGGTTTTTGTTTTTAACAGCCCTGATAGGATGAGGCTGGTTGGTGTTTGAAGAACACATGACCGCAGCTGAATTCCGTAAGGAATGCTGTGCAGTTGGTGAGCATCAATATACCAAACCCATGCGATGGTTGAGCTTGCCCAAGCCCAATGCACCAAGCGTATGGATGGTCTCGCAGCATTGTGCTCATTGTGGTAATTACAAAACTTGGATAGAAAATGATTAACAACATTGATGACAGGATTACCTGCCCGGCTTGTGCCAAGGAAATAAGTGTTCTAGCACGACGTTGCCCTCATTGCACAACTGCAATCGAAACAGTGGCTGTGTATAGTATTGCACCCCACACTCCCATGGCCAAGATCGTTGGATTTTTGTTCGGCCTGGCAGTTAGTATCATGGGAGGTGTGCTAGGCGCACATTTTGATATCAGTATAGTAACCACAGTGATTGTGTGTATAGTGTCTGGTATAGGAGTTGAGTGGTTGATCAGCAGGCACGGATTAGGTAGAACACTGGTAACCACAATAGGTGACAATCAAACCAGTATTAAACAACGATAACTTAGGAGTAAAATATGGCAACAGCAAAAACAGTAAACAAACTCAGCGACAAGCTGGTCAAAGTGAATGATAACTTCTCAATCAACATGTACGACAACGGATTCATGGTTGAAATTGGTGGCCGCAACAAGAAAACTGATTACGTCAACGCCAAGATCTTATGTAACACACTGGAAGAAGTGCAGGCATTGGTAGCAGAAGCATGTGTTATGGAACGTGACAGCTAGGTCATGAATTCGCCTAATGTCGGACTCTATATAAATTACGAAACCAGTCATTTATTAGAAAATCAATTTTCTCCAAATTGTAAAATATATCGAGATTATCTTGACGATCAAGATCGTGATGTATTTTTAAAATCCACACATGATCAATACATTGCAGTTTTGACCATGTTTCCCTTTCATGACGGATGGGCAGATCAAATTAACCCATTGATTGCTCGTTGTGATCATGTGTTTATAATCTGCACAGAAGTTTTACTTCCTATTGTTGATTTTATCCAAGCTCATGATCATCACAACATCACTTATTATCTTTGTGGACATTTGAATTTTGAATTAAAACACAGTGCTGTACATCAGTACATGTATTGGTTTGATAACACTACAGATTTTTATCGTAACTGGCTTCCTGAACTGTTGCATAGACTACATCCGTTCGACACAAAAAGATCGAGTTTTGATATCTTATTAGGATCTCGACGAGAGCACAGAAATTTCATATTTGAGCAGGCAATAAAAAATCCCGCATCTTACGTTCTGACATATTTTAAAAATCTATTAAGTTGGAGACTGTTACAGCAATCTGAATGGGAACAGCAAGGAGTCAAGATAAATCAAACTCCAAGTATCACAGTGGAGAAAGTTGAGTATTACGGACGTGAAATTAGTCTAAGTCAAATTATTCCGTTTAAGATTTATAATCAAACTGCATACTCTGTGGTTGCAGAAAGTGCTATACAAAATCACTTTTCACTGTTTTCAGAAAAAGTAGTCAAACCAATAATGGCACGTAGATTGTTTGTGATGTTTAGTGGAAAGGGATATCTAGCCAATTTAAGAAAATTAGGATTTCAAACATTTGGTAACATCATCGACGAAAGTTATGATGACTTGGATAACAACACTGAGAGATGGCAACATGCATGGGATCAAGTTGAGTGGTTAAATCAACAATCACAAGAACTTGTACTAGAAAAGATACGTCCAATTGTGGAACATAATTTTTCAGTTATGATGAATACAGATTGGTATGGAATATTTAGACAACAATTAACGCAGGACTTTATTAATAATTTAATTACTACAGGAAAACAAAATGCTTAGAAATCCACGTGACCTAACCAACGAAGAAATTGAAGAATGCATTGACGGTAGCAGCGATGTCGGCATGATACGTGAAATTATCTCCATGGAAGATGTGTACAATGAAGATAGCACACACTTGCATGAAGAAAACTTTGCCACACGTTTTGCTTATGCAATCGAAGGCTTTATTGATGCAGATCCAGAAACCGAAGCCTGGTCCGAAGCATGGGATAACAACTACGAATGGGGCCTAAGCATTGCTGAAAATATCAATGATGTGTTGACCGTAGATGTTGACAGCACCGATTGAAACTGCTATAATTACTATGCATGGGCAAGGAGGTAGAGTAGCTCAATGGTGCTTGCGGGATAGATCTCTAACCCGGGCCTGCAGGCATCCGTGGCATGTGAGCGTAAGTCTTTAAGGTTGCGACTAAGACCTCGATTGAAAAATCAAAACCAGGCTGGTACCCTGGGAGTATGCCAAGAGGAATAATCTGGAAAGGATATGTAAATGTCTATTGAAGTTGGGATCTCTGCGTCGAGCATGTCCGAATCACTCAATTCGCTTAAAGTAACGCCCTTGCCCATGCACCGTATTTTTGTGGAGATTGGCAGTACCGAGATTTGGTACAAGATCATTGCCGAAGCCAATCGTGAATTTGGTATTCGCGGCTGGAGCGGACAATCGGGTACCAAACGTCGGCTAGATCGTCAGAATCACATGTGGCCGTCTGCACTCAAAACCACCATACGTGTGTGGTTTGACGTGCCTGATGAAAAGTTTGCCACTTGGATTGCTATAAAGTATCCAGTAACTGTTCTAGCACCACCGGCAACCAAAATATGAAACTATATGAATCTTTTGTAAAATTTGACCACGTTAACAAAAGCTATGATGGCAAAACTCTGGTGGTACAAGATCTATCTCTTGACGTTCGGCCAGGAGAATTTCTAACCTTGCTGGGCCCGTCAGGGTCGGGTAAAACCACTGCATTGATGATGCTGGCTGGATTTGAAAATCCCACCGCCGGTGAGATATATCTCAATGGTAATCCTATTGTACACATTGCGCCCGAGCATCGGAATATTGGCATGGTGTTTCAGAACTATGCCTTGTTTCCGCACATGACTGTGGCTGAGAATATAAGATTTCCATTAAAGGTACGTGGTATAGTAGGCAACACCGCTAATGATAAAATTACTGCTATATTGAGCAAGGTAGGACTAACAGGGTTTGAGAATCGTCGGCCATCACAACTATCTGGTGGACAACAACAACGAGTGGCAGTGGCACGAGCATTGGTGTTTGATCCGCAATTGGTATTGATGGATGAACCATTGTCATCCCTGGACAAACAATTACGAGAACAATTGCAATATGAGATCAAAAATCTACATAGAGCAACAGGTATCACGTTTGTGTATGTGACACATGATCAAACTGAAGCAATGTACATGTCAGATCGCGTGGCAGTATTTCATCAAGGACGTATACAGCAAATTGGCACACCATCTCAATTGTATGAATCCCCGGCCAATATGTTTGTGGCACAGTTCATTGGCGAAAATAACATTATAAAATCTTTCAATAATCTACACAATGTTTGTGTTCGCCCTGAACGAGTTCAACTCGACCCGGTTGATGCAGTTGATATACTAGTCAACGGCACTGTGCTCGATGTAACTTATCTAGGACGGTATATCCGCATACAGTTAGATTCATGTGGTCTTGACAATTTTACTGTGACCCTGGCAAATACTGGGCAACTTTTAAATTTGCAAGTTGGAAGAATAGTCAAACTAGGATGGAATTTTGCTGATTGCCGCACATTCGCTCCAGCAGAATAAATTTATGAGTTTGACTCAACATACCCGTGCGTATGCACTAATTGCGCCATTGCTGCTTTTTGTTGTTGTGAGCTTTATCCTTCCGCTTGGAATGATACTGGTCAACAGCATTTATGATCCTGTGATACCCAATGGATTACCTCGTACTGTATCCGCACTTGAAACATGGGATGGTGCCCCGACTCAAGTTCCTCCTGAGCATGTGTATGCTGCGTTGGCACAGGATCTCAAACAAGCAGTTGAACAACAAAAAATTGGTTCAATTGCCAATCGATTAAACATTGAAGAACCTGGGTTACGCACCATCCTTACTAGGACTGCAACACAACTCGATTATCAAATTACAGGCCCATGGGCACCTGCATTTGAAGCTGTTAATCCTGCATGGGCTCGCCCAGAAATTTGGGGTACAATAAGAAATCTTTCATCATCTACCCATTTGTTGTTTTTCTTGTCTGCATTGGATTTACATCAATTGCCCGACGGGACTGTGGCAAGGAAACCTGAAGATCAACGTATCTATATCAAGATCTATCTACGCACCTTGGGAGTAGCAGCAACTGTAACTGCAATATGTATGTTGTTGGGATTTCCACTGGCGTATATGTTAGCGCACCTTAAAGAAAAAACAGCTAACATACTATTAATTTTGGTGTTGCTACCATTGTGGACGTCGCTATTGGTACGTACTACAATTTGGATGGTAATGCTGCAAAAAGAAGGAATAGTAAATTGGCTGTTACAACGTTTGGACATTATCTCTAGCCCAATGCAGTTGATATTTAATCAAAGTGGAGTTATAATTGCAATGACGTATATTTTATTGCCTTTTATGATTTTACCTATGTATTCAGCGATGCGGCAGATTCCTGCACAGTATGTGAATGCAGCACGATCATTAGGAGCCAGTTCAGCAACTGCGTTTTTTCGTGTGTACTTGCCACAATGCATGACTGGTGTTGGTGCCGGTATGCTATTGGTATTTGTTCTTTCTTTAGGATACTATATAACACCTGATCTGATAGGCGGGTCCACAGAACAAATGATCAGTTATTTTATAGCAGACAACATAGGCCGGTCCCTAAATTGGGGGCTAGCATCAGCCCTGTCTGTTATTTTACTTGCTGCTGTGTTACCGTTGTATGTGGTATATGATCGTGTGATTAGTAACAATAGATTTAAAATTCAATAAACTATATCATGCAAATTGTTGGAAAAATTTTACTTTATTTGATTGCTGCTGCGGTGTTGTTATTCTTGATTGCACCAATCCTACTAGTAATGCCATTGGCATTTACTCAATCGTCATATTTCCAGTTTCCAATTGAAGCATACAGTCTACGCTGGTTTGAAGAATTATTTAGTAGTCCAATTTGGTTACATGCCATATACAACAGCATTGTGATTGCATTGATGTCTACATTACTAGCAGTATCTTTGGGCACATTGGCTGCAATGGGACTAAATCATAATGACTTGCCGGGCAAACGTTTTGTCATGGCAGTTTTAATCTCACCAATGATTGTGCCAGTTGTGGTGCTGGCAGTTGGATCTTACTTTTTTTATTCTAAATTGGGCATTGCTAACAATTTATTGAGTATTGTGTTGATTCATGCAGTGTTAGGCATGCCATTTGTGGTGATCACCGTAACTGCTGCACTGGCTGGATTTGACATGAAACAAGTGTGGGCTGCACGTGGGTTAGGGGCATCTGCCTGGCAGGCTTTTTGTTATGTAATGTTTCCGGCAATTTGGCCAGGTGTGGTATCTGGTGCTCTATTTGCATTTGTTATGTCCTTTGACGAAGTAATTGCAGTATTGTTTTTGGGCGGGCCTGAGCAAACTACATTACCAAGACAGATGTGGGAAGGACTTCGTGAGCAACTGTCGCCGACTATTCTTTCAGCTGCGTTCGTGATAATTTCTATAACCACAATTATATTGCTGCTAGAAACACTACGCCATCACAGAACTGTAAAGTACACAGTCACTGTGCCATTATTACCTGGTAAATAATCTTATGTTTCTTAGTCTCATTACTTTAGCTGTGGCATTGAGCCTTAGCGTTATTGCTGCATATTACAGCATTGCTGGCCTGGCTGCTATATTTGCAGCGGCTGTGGTACCCATCATGATCATGGGATCTGTGCTGGAATTGGCCAAAGTTGTGGTCACATTGTGGCTGCATGAATACTGGTCACGCTGCCGCTGGTTGATGAAATTATATCTAGTACCGGCTGTGGGCATGTTGATGTTGATAACGTCAATGGGTATCTTTGGATTCCTATCAAAAGCACACAGCGATCAAAGTCTAGTATCAGGTGACGTGATAGCAAAGATTGCTGTGTATGATGAAAAAATCAAGACTGAAAAGGAAAACATAGATGTTAGCCGTAAATCCCTTAAACAAATGGATGAAGCTGTGGACCAAGTTATGGGTCGTAGCTCAGACGAAAAAGGTGCAGACAAAGCTGTGGCTGTGCGCCGTGGCCAACAAAAGGAGCGTCAGCGCCTGCTTGCGGAAATTTCTGAAAGCCAAACACGCATTTCAGCACTTAACGAACAACGTGCCCCAATTGCCGCCGAAGTTCGCAAGGTTGAAGCAGAAGTAGGCCCAATCAAGTACATTGCAGCATTAATCTATGGAGACAATCCGGAGATTAATGTGTTAGAACGTTCTGTACGTTGGGTGATTATACTGCTGGTATGTGTGTTTGATCCACTGGCCATCATGATGCTGCTGTCTGCAACCGAAAGTCTCAAGTGGGCTCGTAAACCGCCAATGAAGGAAATATCCGAAGATGGGCACAAGACACCATGGTCTGAACCTGTAGTAGAAGAATATGTTAAATGGCCTGGGGGGTGTGGGCCTACTGAAACAGTAGCAGAAAAAGAATTTGATATCAATGATCATCCGTACTTGTTTACACCGCCAGGGAATCGTACTCCGCCAGGCGTAGAACCTGCCCCAATACAAGTATATCGGCCCAGCGATCCAGAACTTGATCCTTGCTATAAATGTGGTACACCATTGATGAATGCTCCGGGCATTGGTCCTTTTTGTCCAAATCGAGAATGTGATGTATCCGATGGACCATTCTTGCATGAACAGGAACCTATCAAAATCAAATATATTTCACCAACTGCTCATCTCGAAAATGAGCATGACGAAGATGAAAGTGTTGAGATCAAAAATGCCAAATCACAATGGAAAGCTGACAATCCTGGTGATACATTAAAACGCCATAGACGTTTGCTGGAAGTGGGAGTGATAGATCAACTGCCGTGGATAACGTATCTGGACAAAGCGCCCGAATCAGGGTTTGGCAACGTGCTTCCTGAACACGGAAACAAGGGCGACACATTTATGTCCACCATTGGCATTCCACATCGACTGTACAAACACAATGGATTTGAATGGATCAGAATTGACAATACTCAACAAGATAACTATACTTACGACACAGCTTATATTGATCACTTGATCAGTCAAATTGATCAAGGATTGTATGATCCTGATCAACTGAGTGACAGCGAACGTGAACAGATTGAACAACGTATAACACAACCCAAATGACCAAAGAAACATATACATCTTGCAGCTTCTGCGGCAAAAACAAAGACTCGGTAAAAAAATTAATTGTTGGAGAATACGCAGGTATCTGCAACGAGTGTGTGGATTTTTGCCAAGACTTACTCAAAGACGAGGCAGTGCCCTTGGCACCGCCTCCACCATCAGACAAGATGGATCCTGTTGCATTAAAGAATTATCTGGATCAATATGTGATCGGCCAACACGCTGCTAAAATCATGCTGGCAGTAGCCATTGTGAATCATTACAAACGCATCAGCAAGACCACAACAGAGCCTGAACTAGACAAAGCCAACATCCTGATGTTAGGACCCACCGGCTCGGGCAAGACCTTATTGGCCAAGAGTGTAGCACGATATCTTGATGTACCGTTCGCTATTGCAGATGCCACAAGCATTACAGAAGCAGGTTATGTAGGTGACGATGTGGAGAGCTTGATCAGCAGACTGTATGCAGCATCGGGCAATGACGTGGCCAAAACACAGCAAGGTATTGTGTTTGTGGACGAGATTGACAAGATTTCACGCAAAGGTGAAAGTACCAGCATCACACGGGACGTATCGGGTGAAGGTGTACAGCAAGCCTTGTTAAAAATGGTAGAAGGTACCATCTGCCGTGTGAGTGCCGGAGGCGGCCGCAAGCATCCCGGCGGTGAGATGATTGAGATTGATACCAAGAATATTTTGTTCATTGCAGGCGGTGCATTTGTAGGACTAGACAGCATTGTAAAGAATCGTGTGCAAGGCACAAGTATTGGGTTTAATGCGCGAGTAGAAGCCAACATGGATACAGATCTGGACATGACCACCCCGGACGATCTAGTGAAGTTTGGAATGATTCCAGAGTTTGTTGGGCGTTTTCCAAATTGGGTTAGTCTCAAAGAACTCTCAAAAGCAGACTTGATCCGCATCCTTACTGAAGTCAAGAACAACTACATTGAGCAGTATCATTGGTTGTTTAAAGAAGATGGCGTGGAGTTGACCTTTACAGAACCTGCACTGGACCTCATTGCTGAACACACCCTGGCCAACAAAACCGGTGCTCGTGGACTGCATTCTGAACTGGAACGCACCTTGATTCCGCACATGTTTAATCTACGTCGCTACGCAAGCACAGGTATCAAGTGTGTGGAAATTGATCCTGCACAAGTGAACAAACCAACTGCATTAACTGGTACAGACTGATGCCATGTATATCGCATTTGATCTTGTAAATCAGCAGCACTGGAATGATATTCAGGATGCATTAGATGAGTGGCAAGAAAAATACGATATACCTTTCCAAACCAAAACAGTAAAACTGGTCACACGAGTGGTGTTTGCGTCCGACGAACTTTATAGTTTTTTTGCTCTAAGCTGGAATCCACCATATGCATATCTTAAAACATATCGAATAATTGAGCCAATGAAACTTGACCACTTGTGAAATTTGCTGTATAAATACACTTGTAGATGCCCATGGTGGGGTCTACATTATTCAGTCATACTTGCTTATTAAAGGAGAAACAACATGACAAAAACTCTACACCTACGTAGTTTCGATATCCCCGCTTTCAACAAATTTGGAATTGGTTTTGACAATGTGTTTGACGATCTAATGCGGGTCACACAAACTCAAAGTTCAACCAACTATCCTCCACACAATGTGATCAAGACCGGTGACGACACAGTCACCATCGAAGTCGCTGTGGCAGGTTTTTCCGAAGGCGAAATTGATATCAGCTTGAACAAACGATTGCTTACTGTAACAGGTACGCGAGCACGTGAAGCCGATGCTGACCATGAATATCTACATCGTGGCATTTCCAGCCGTGACTTCAAGCAGACATTTCCGCTTGCTGAGCACGTGGAAGTGAATGGTGCAGCTATCAAGGATGGCATCTTGACTGTGTACTTGGAACGTAAAGTTCCTGAATCAGCCAAGCCGAAGAGTATTGCAATCACATACACTTCGTAGTATAATTGTGTAAATACAGTGGCAGGAATCACCCTGCCACTCCAAGAGGAACCATATGTCAAACGCAGAAGCAGCAACTATTACCAAAACTAAAAAAGCCATCAAAGAGCCGCCTCTTTATCGTGTGATCTACATCAATGATAACACTACCACAATGGAATTTGTAGTAGAAAGTCTAGTAGAGTTCTTTGACTATACCATTGACACAGCTACACAGTTGACAGTGAGCATACATGAACATGGCCAGGCTATAGTGGCAGTATTGCCGTTTGAAATTGCCGAGCAAAAAGGTTATGAAGTTAAAGAAAGCGCACGTGAGCAGGACTTTCCTTTGCAAATCAAGCTAGAGCCGGATTCCAAATAAATCAAGTTTTTACTTCAATACGTTTAGGATAGTAAGCATCTTGTCGATATGGTGTATCACCACGCCCACGACAGTTGTTTACAAATCTTATTCCTTCTACAGTTTTGTCCACATTGCCATGATAGTGGCCAAAACACCAGGTACTGATCTTGCGTTCAGTGTCATTGGTATGCACTAGATGCATGAGTCTATTGCCCATGTGATTAAACTGTACAGTATTTTCTAGTTCTATATCATGACGAATCAATTGCGCACTGGGTACAGTGTGTGTGACAATCACAATCTTTTTCACGTCATTGTGTGTTTGTAAACGTTGCACACTGTTGACCAAATACGCAACATCACGCCTGCTCATGTCACTGATTTCTTCAGGATTGATCACATGTCCGGGCATCTTTTTAGCATACCAATCAGTTATGTATTGTTTACAATCGTCTCTGTTGATATTTTCATCTAGATCATATCCCCACCATCCATTGGTTCCTAATATAGCTACACCATCAATCACACACACATTGTCTTGAAGATAGGTAACTCGATTTAACCGATTGATACTGCGGGCTAGTTCTTGATAGCTTTCGCCTATTCTGTGATAGTTGTAAGTGTGCTCATCATTGCCATCTATGTAAAACACAGCCGCATAACAGTTGGCTAGATGCTTCAAACAGTTTCTCACTATTCTAGGATCTGAGCTTATGTCTCCAGCTACCACACATACCGGGCTAGTAGGTTGGCCAGTCCAGTCAAATTCCCCAGGCCACGTCTCCAGATGTAGATCTGAAATTAAGTCGAATGTCATGCTCATGATACATATTTAAAAGGATTACACATGAACATAATATTTGGAGACTCGGCTGCACAACAAGCTCAAGAAAAATACATAGTATTAGAACTAGACACATTTCAAGTGGATCAACAACTGACCACTACCTATGCACTGGTTGAACAAGTGACATTGATGGAAATGCTTAGTTTGGATCAATTTAAAGAATTACATAGCAATCTACTGAAAGAATACCGCAAACGCAATTGGAAATATTGCGAAAATGCTATGGAGCATTTGATTGGCAAATGGAACGGTGAACTTGATACTTTTTACACAGTGTTAACAGAACGTATTCAAGAACTAAAAACGCAATCACTGCCCGATGACTGGACTGGAGTTATTTTGCGATCTGCTTAGTCTATGCTGTCTGAGTTGTCGAATTGATCTTTTCATATACTCAGATTTAAATTCTGAACTTAGTTTATTTCCAGCCCGCCAGATTTTTCTATACCGCCAAAACGTATCACCTAGATTTTCGTAACAAAAATTTACTGCTTGATTAAGATTATGCTGTAACTCTTGGCTAACTTGATTCATGAATTCATCACTGAAAAAATGTTGACGGTTATACTCCGAAATACGATTTATCTCTTGCCAGTCGGCAGCAGTTAAGTTTTGTATTTGTTGCATGGTCTTGATAATTTTTTCCATTCTCTTTATACAATCAGTTTCACCATCGTAGCTTTCATCAAATACTGAACCAAAAGTTTGAAATCCATACCGTCGCAGATAAGCCAATGCCCCCGGGCCTGCGGCCAACACAAACGGATGACCACATGCAATGGGTCGTAGTATTTTTTCTGTGAGATGAATCTTGCTAGTATCAAACACTGTTTCTAACACCACACTGATAGCTGTGGTTGTGATATCAACTGTGTCGTAATCTGCACTGGCGCTGGCAGCAGTGTTATTATCCGGGATGGCCAATAATCGGTGAGCATCTACTGCAAATTGAGGATTTTGTACTTGATAATCACAAAGATGCACACCTTGGTTATTAACATGCTGTGTGCTGATATTGCATTGATTCAATAGATCGGCATTCAACAACAATTCCATGAATTTTAATCTATATTCTCTATTGGGTGTCCAATCTCGGCAGTAAACTAAAAATGTTTTTTCTATTTGTTTGTGTTTGAGTCTAACATCATGTTGGGCAAATCTATACCAATCTCTGGCTATCATGGCATGACTCCAGTAGTACGCCGGGCAGAATCCATTTTGAGAAAATTGCTCAACGTCCTCACTGTTCCATTCACTATGCAATAATATAGTCCAATCTTTGGCATCATAAAATGCATTGAGCCATGTGGGTTTAAATTTGGGATATCGATCAAGTCGAGAATAAAATCTTAACCAGTCAGATGTTAATACTGCTAAGTTTTTGTCATTTTGATTATAGTGTTTGATCAACTTAACTAGTCGATCCATATTATGATCAAATTGGTATTCGGAAAAATTCAAAGGTTCCTGATCATAACATATCATGTCAGGAATCATTGCACTGTTATTATCGTAATTTTTAAAAATATTAAGGTCAAAAATATCTTTGCTGCCATGTGGACGGAATACATAAAGTATCACTGGACGTTGTGCTAGGCCTTCTACCCAGTGATACAGATGATCTAAAGGAATATTCATATGAAAAAAATTGGTTTTATTGGTATTGGGAAATTGGGACTGGATTGTGCCGAAGTCATGGCCGAGAAGCATGAAGTTAGAGGCTATGATATTTACCCACGTACCAGTGACTCGGTAAAAGTATGTGACATTAACGAGTTGGTTAACGAAAGCGAATGGATCTTCATTGCTGTACCTACTCCGCATGCAGAAGGATACGATGGTTCTGTACCTAGCAGCCACATGGAACCTAGAGATTTTGGGCACGATGCAGTGATCGACGCTATTCACAAAATCAATCAGCATGCCCGTGGTCCTAAGAAAGTGGTATTGATCAGCACAGTATTGCCTGGCACCACCCGCAGCAAGTTTATTACACTGTTGGATCCGGTGCATCAGTTCTTGTATAACCCATATCTCATTGCCATGGGATCAGTTAAATGGGACATGGTCAATCCTGAAATGATAATGATTGGAACTGAAGACGGCAGTTTAACTGGTGTTGCGTCTGAACTCAAAGTATTATATGACACAGTGATGCAGAACAATCCACGTTACGAAATTGGTACGTGGGATGAATGCGAAGCTATTAAAATCTTCTACAACACATTTATTTCGGCCAAAGTAGGACTAGTAAACATGGTGCAAGACTTTGCTATGAAGATCGGGCACATCAATGTCGATGTTGTAACAGATGCATTGGCCCGCAGTACCATGCGTATCATGGGTCCAAAATACATGACAGCGGGAATGGGAGATGCAGGTGCTTGCCATCCGCGTGACAACATTGCACTACGCTGGTTGGCACAAGAATACGAAATTGGCTACGACTTATTTGATACTGTGATGCATGCTCGGGAAATACAAGCAGAAAACTTGGCAAAGTTCCTAATAGGTGAAAGTCAAGTCAATAACAACTTACCTATTGTTATTCATGGTAAAGCATACAAACCTGATGTGGCATACTGTATTGGTAGCTATTCAACCTTGGTTGGGCATTATGTTGAGAAACACGGACACAAAGTAGTATATGTTGATCCATTGGCAGATGATCCAACCGATGTAGTAGACCACATTGATGGTGCTGCAATATTCTTGTGGGCACACAACCGTAAAATCACATACGAATATACCGGTGATCAAGCTGATACACAACCTTATTGCAAAATACATATAGGCAGTGTTATTGTGGATCCTTGGCGCAAACTGTCACAGATCATGGATGGTATTGAAGTGGTCCATTATGGAAACACCCGTACAAAATAATGCCTGGGCCCGAGGGCATGTAAACCCTTGGTGGGGTCTACAGCATAGAGACCTTGGGTATATCAACGAACCATTTAATGATCGTGTGTCATTGAACAAATGGCGTGATTTGGGTTATACCCAAAGCAGATTCACTGGCGATATGTATGATATGCGTAATGCTGCGCCAGACTGGGTTGACCAATTTCAAATGATATTTCCGTTTGAACACTTTGCCTGGAGTTTTTACCGTATGCCGCCAGGATCTGTATTGCCTGCACACAGTGACACATACGATAGATTCAAATTGATACACGGTCTAGAATCCACACACTCTGTAGTACGCACTATTGTGTTTCTTGAAGATTGGGCTAGCGGTCACTATTTAGAAATGAATAGTCAACCAGTTACCAATTGGCGTGCAGGAGACTGGGTAAGCTGGCGCGATGATTTTGTGCATCTAGCGGCCAACATAGGACAAACTGATAGATATACGTTGCAACTTACCGGAACAGTATGAAGATACACAGTTTTAATGAATGGGATCCACTGCGGTCCGTGGTAGTGGGGCGTGCTGATCATGCCAATTGGCCTACAAAAGATCCTGTGTTCCGTTCAGAAAGTGAACGCACACTGTGGAAAGAAACTCCACTACCGTCGGGCCCTGTGCCCGACTGGATCATCCAGGAAGCCAATCAAGACCTTGATCAACTGGTTGGCGTTCTTAGATCATTAAATGTAGAAGTATTCCGCCCTAATGATCTTGATTTTCAAGAGCATGACGGCATGTACAACTATTGTCCTAGAGACCGATTGTTGGTGTACGGGGATACCATTGTAAATCCTGCCATGATGTATCCTTGCAGAGACATGGAAATTGAATGTTACAAAGACATTGCAGATGCTGCTGCCAACTATGTATTCATGCCTAGACATGAAGGCATGATACTGGATGCTGCCAACATAGCACGACTCAATGACAAATGGATCTTTTTAGAATCCGCATCAGGCAATCGTGCTGCATATGACTGGTTATGCAAGCAGTTTCCCACTGTGGATATTGAACTAGTAAACTTTTATGCCGGTGTACATATCGACTCAACCATAGTACCATTGCGTGAAGGTCTGGTATTGGTCAACAACAGCAGAGTCACTCCGGAAAACTTACCTCGTGTGTTAAAAGACTGGGACGTTATCTATTGTAATCATGTGGAGGAACAAGAGTTTTATCAGTATCCATATGCAAGTAAATGGATAGCATTGAATATGCTGGTGGTAAATCCACACACAGTGATTGTGGATAAAAATCAACCCATGTTGATTGATTTCTTGGAAAAAAATAAATTCACAGTGGTACCCATGCAACTGCGACACAGCAGAACACTAGGTGGTGGATTCCATTGTGTTACTCTAGACCTGCATAGAGAGCCATGAACATTGCGTGGGTATTTGCTGAAAATACATTACTGCCTCCGACCACACCGGTACAGGCCATAAAAGATCTTGCACCTATTTGGGGCAGCTGGCGTACTCAACGAGGATACAACACAGACAATGTGGTATGCTGGAATTCAGAACAAGCTGCTAAGTTAGTATCACAAGGATATGCAAAGATCTGCAATTTGTATATTCCACAAGCAGTTTATACACAGTTAAAAGAACCCAAGGGTGTGCGAGCATTTGGTGGAGAGTTTGATATTGTGGTAGATTCGGTTGACGACATTGTGGCTGTGCATTTAGTAGCCAGTGTAGCCGATGTGGTACTGATGGTTGGATTTGATCTAGAATCCAAACTTACCCCAAGTAGAATCAACTACATTGGACTGATCACCGAAGCCATACGTGCAAGCGGTAAACAATGGGTAGTGGTAGATCATCACACTGATCTTGCCGAATCCATCCAAAAACTTCCCAATATCACTAGGGATATATTGCCAAATGTGTTACAATTGCTGGGTAACAACAACGGTGAATAATTATGCATCCTCGATTTGGTTTCTGCTGCAAATGGCTCAATAACCCTGACGAAACTGGTGGAATGAAAGTCAACGCTGTTGACCGTGATATCAACGGTCGAAGTACCACAATGCGTTGGTTGCGTGAACACAAGGACGAAGCAGTACAGCGTCAGTGGGATATCATGAATCACAATGCTCGTGCAGCATTAATGATGGTCGAGCGTGTGGGTGCAATGGTCCCTGAACGTCGTATGGTTCGCCTGGGCAGTGAAATGCTACAAGGCTACACTGAACCCAGCTGGATTTCTTGGTGGCAACAGGCCGATGTGCAAGCGCATTGCGAAAAGATCTTTGCCCCTGTAGGTGAAGCTGCTCGTCGACTTGGAGTACGGCTCAGTTTCCACCCTGGACAGTTCTGTGTGCTAGCATCAGAAGCTGACGAAATTGTAGAACGCAGCATCTTGGAATTTGAATATCATGCTGACATGGCTCGATGGATGGGTTATGGTGCATCATGGCACGATCATGGATTTAAGATCAATGTACATTTGTCGGGCAAAGGCGGCCCGTCAAAGTTCCTGCGCACTCTAGGTCGACTTACACCAGAAGCCAGGAATCTAATCGCTATTGAAAATGATGAGATGACAAATGGTATCGACGTTACTTTACTTGTGGCTGAGCATTGCGCTCTTACGCTGGATATCCACCACCACTGGATCAACACCGGAGAATACATCACGCCTGCTGACCCTCGCTCGCGTCGCGTTTTGGAGTCTTGGCGTGGTACTCGTCCTGCTTTGCACTATAGTGTTAGTCGTGAAGACGTTTTGGTTGATCACAATCCCAATACTCGGCCCGACCTTGAGCAACTCCTTGCAGCTGGATACCGCAAGCAAAAGCTGCGAGCTCATAGCGACTTCATGTGGAATCATGCTGTGACTGACTGGGCTGTGACCTTTGCTGAGGAGTGGGACATGCAGGTAGAAGCTAAAGGCAAAAACTTGGCCACTGATCAACTGCACCAACATTGGCTGAGTCTGTAACATAATTGTAATATTTGAGTGAGTAAATAACTGTATCACTAACAAGGAGATCACAGTGAAAAAACTCATTACGGTATTACTCTCAGTTGTTGCATTTTGCGCAACAGCACAGGAAATCACAGGAGCCGGAGCAACATTTCCGGCTCCCCTCTATTCAAAGTGGGCTAGCGAATACAACAAATCGACCAACATTAAAATCAATTATCAATCAGTAGGATCGGGTGCAGGCATCAAACAAATTGAAGCCAAGACCGTAACATTTGGTGCAAGTGATATGCCACTCACAGATGAGAAACTAGCAGCATCGGGATTGTTTCAATTCCCAACAGTGATAGGTGGAGTTGTTCCAGTTGTTAATGTTAAAGGTATCGAGCCAGGTCAGATGAAATTGTCAGGGCCTGTACTTGCAGATATCTTCTTAGGTAAAATTACCAAGTGGGATCACGCTGCTATCAAAGCATTGAATCCTACTCTAGCATTGCCAAGTCAAGATATCACAGTTGTTCGCCGTGCAGATGGGTCAGGAACTACATTTATCTGGACTAACTATCTAAGCAAAGTAAGCAAAGAGTTTAAAGAAACTATCGGAGAAGGCACTGCGGTTAATTGGAAAACGGGTGCAGGCGGCAAAGGCAATGAAGGCGTTTCTGCTATGGTTAGACAACTTCCAGGCTCGTTGGG